TCAAAACCGCGTCAATTTGAGACGATATAATCCTTGATTATAGTTGCGATACCTATTATCATTTTTCTATGATTGGGTATCGCAACGCTTGTTATAATCCTAAAGACCAAACCGTAGAAATTTATACGTGGTCAGACGATGGGGGTCGTATTTCATATACTACGAAATACCATCCCTATTATTATTACGAAGACAAGAGAGGTAATGAAGTATCAATTTATAATACACCATTAGCTAAGAGATCTTTTAATAATGCATATGAACGCCAGAAATATATTACAGAGTCTGGAATAAAGAGAGTGTATGAACATTTCGGTGCAGTACAACAAGCTTTATTAGATATCTTTTGGCAACATAATGAAGGGGATGATTTTTCTAAATTCCCTTTGAAGACGTACTTTATTGATATCGAGGCTGTATGTAAAGATAGATTTCCCGATCCTACATTAGCCGATGTACCAATTAACGTATTAACAATCTATGATTCTTTCTCAAAGAAGTTTTATGCTTGGGGGTTAAAACCATATAAAGCTAAGCGCAATGATGTTGTATATCATTATTGTAAGTCAGAAGAAGATCTTCTAGCGGGTGTTATTGAGTTCTTTAAGAATGATCCGCCAGATGTATTATCAGGATGGAACAGCGCAGGATTCGATATTCCATACATTATTAATCGATTGAAGAATATCTTCGGGGAAGCGGGTATGAATGAAATCTCACCGGTAAAGAGAACCTATGTAAGAACCTTTATTGGCACATTCGGCAAGACACAAGCTAGTTATCATATTGATGGTATTTCGTGCGTAGATTACTTAGATGTATACAAGCGATTCTCTTTTGCAAATAGAGAAAGTTATAAATTAGATAGCATTGGTGAATTAGAATTGGGTGAGAAGAAAGTAGCTATTGAAAAGGATCTATATGATGTCATGGTAGATGATTGGGATACGTTTATTGATTATAACATTCAGGACGTAAACATTTTGGTTAAGCTTGAAGAGAAGCTACAATTTATTTCTCTTATCAGAATGATTTCATATATCGGATGTACAACCTTTGAAGGTGCTCTAGGCACATTAGGAATTATCACAGGCGCTGCATGCATCCGCGCAAGAAAGAAAGGACAACGTATTTCCACATTTATCAGAAAGGAAGATGATGGTTCTAGAAATCCTGGTGCATATGTAGCTGAACCATTAAATGGATTTCAAGAAGATATTGTATCATTTGATGCTAATTCACTATATCCCAACCTAATGATTTCATTGAACATGTCGCCAGAAACAAAGGTAGGCAAGATTATTGAAACAACAGATGAAGATGTAACGGTACAGCATGTTAATGGACAAGTTTTTAAATTATCAAAACCAAAATTTGCACAATTTGTCAAGAAAGAGGATATTGCTATCACAAAAGCAAAGGTTCTTTTCTCACAAAAGAATAAAGGAATTGTTCCTGAAATGGTAGATTTTTATTATCAAAAGAGAAAGGCTGTACAGGCAGAGCTTAAAAAATACAAAAAACAATTAGCAGATATTAATAAGGAGATTGAAAAATTAAAATAAACAACATAATAAACACATGGACATAGATGCATTAATTAAACGAAAGCAAGAATTAGAAGATACTATTCTTCGATTGAATGCTAAACAAATGAGCATTAAAATTCTTATTAACTCTGCATACGGATTAACCAATTAAGTCCCTTTACTAAGTGATTAGTAAAGCAAATCTCTTTAATTGCTGGAAACCTAAAGTATATACCATGGCAATCAGCAGCGAAGCTTCAAAAGAAGAACGTTCAACGACTATCACGAAAGTGAGTAGATACTAGTGTATCGAAAAGGGAGACACCTCAACTGAGGTGATGATATAGTCTCATCTATATCGAAAGATATAGCAGCTTATATAAGCGCAGATAGACTAACGATCTATTTGGAAGATAAATGATTTCGGTAATAAACACGCACCTATTGGTGATGATGACATTGCTTCATCAATTACATTGACAGGCCAAGCTGTTATCAAGCAAGCTAGAGAAATTGCAAAGAAATATGTGAGTAATGTCACTGGTATTACTGATGAACGCACATTGGATACGGTCGCGATATATGGAGATACAGACAGTGTAGTCGGTGATACATTAATTCAAACACATGACCATAAAGTAAAAATTGAAGAATTATATAAAGAATATCAACACTTAGATCAACAGCATAGTCAATATGGCCATGAAATCATTGATGTATCAAATGAATCGTTAATGATTTTAACATTCAATTCAAAAACACAATTACCATATATGGGAAAAGTAAAGAGTTTGATACGACACAAAGTATCAAAAGCAAAATATGATGTTGTTGTTGAAGGTAAATCTGTAACAATGACTGAAGATCACGGGTGCGTGGTATATCGTAATAACGAACTGCTTCGTGTTTCACCCAAGGAAATCAACACAAACGATATAATGGTTTATACTACTAATGGCTATGACAAATCATATTCAAATCCTATTGTATATCACACAGGCCATTTTAATGATGAATATGTTTATGATATTGAAATGCATTCTGATACAGAACATACATTTTTTGCGAATGATATTTTAATACATAATTCTTGTTATCTTTCTTTGAAGCTATTGCCAATTGAATTTTCAAAAAATGGTATCGTTACTGCTGATGGTTATAAACACGCAGAAGCATTAGAAAAGACATTAAATGAAGAAATCCAAATTTGGGCTAAGAATGCTTTGAATTCAAAAGATTGTCGATTAGCCTTCAAGAGAGAAGCAATGGCAGATGTGGGGCTCTTCTTAGAAAAGAAGCGCTATGTATTACATGTACTAGATGATGAAGGTCTGCAAGTTAATAAATGGAAATACACTGGTGTTGATGTAGTAAGAACAACAATGCCTAAGAACGTTAAACCATATGTAAAAAAGATCATTGAAACAATGTTAACTACAAAATCATGTGCTAAGACAAATGAAGTATTAAAAGAAGCATATGATGTATTCCAAGCATTGCCTATTGAAGACGTATCAAGAACCAGCGGCATTCGTGGCTATGAAAAATATGCTAATATGTGTCATGATTTCAAAGTAAGTAAAGGCATGCCTAATCATGTCAAGGCTGCTTATTTTCATAATATTATTTTAGACAAATTAAACTTATCGGGTAAACATGAGAAGATTGCTTCGGGTGATAAGATCAAATACTTCTATGTTCAACAACCAAATAAGTACGGAATTAATTGTATTGGATTTAAGTATGTCTTTCCTGAAGAGTTTAAATCAATCTTTTTGCCTGATAGAGAATTATTATTTGAAAAGATTGTATATGCTGCTGTTGAAAGATTTTATCAATGTGTCAATTGGACGCCTAGAAAACCAAGTGAACAAGTCTTGTTTGAATTAGATGATTTATTCGGTGAATAAAGAGTTGACAAATATAGCATTATTACTAATATATTAAAGATGTCACAACTAATTTTTATTGACCAGATCGGAAGAACTATCATCGGTGAAGAACTTTCACGTGATGGTGGTCGTTTAAAAGTAAAGAATCCATGCATGATTAATGTTAATCAATTGCAAAATGGGCAATTACAAGTTCAATTGTTTCCATTATTCTTCCCAGAATTTCTTTCAGAAGCTACTCGTAGTAGTGGTTCTGTTTTTGAATTTAATCTAGATAATCTCGCTTTGGGTGTTGGTGTAGAAGTAGACGGTCGTCTCTTAGAACAATATACCCGTATTTGTAATCCACCGCCTGTCGCTCAAACTTCTGACGAACCTCCTGTAATTAAGTTGTTTGATGAATAATTTTGTTTGCTGAGTGTTGTGTGTAAAATCCCGAGAGATTATAATCTCTCGGGATTTTTTTATGGATTGATTTAATATGAGTTATGGACAAAGACCTATTAAAATCATTAGAAATTTTAGATGACGGTAATCCTTTTGCGACATTCTTATCACAATCAACTTTATCGGTTATTGATAAGTGGATTGATACCGGTTCATATGTTTTGAATGCTATTATCTCTGGTAAGATTCGTGGCGGTGGTATTCCTTCAGGAAGGGTTACTATGTTGTATGGTGAATCACAAACCTTTAAATCTTCTTTAGTAATGAAGATTTTAGCTAATGCTCAAAAACAAGGAATGATTCCTGTTATCTTTGATACTGAGAACGCCGTAGATCCAGAAAGTGCTGCACGATTAGGATTAGATACAACTAAAGTAAAATATGTGCCAACCTTCAATGTGGAGCAATGTCGTAATGCTATTCATAAATTTTTGACATCAGTTAAAGAAAAAGGCCAAGAAGGTAAATTCATTATTGCTATTGATTCATTGGGTAATCTTGAAAGCCAAATGGAACAATCTCGTATTGAAAAAGATTCAGTAGCACCAGATATGGGTTCAAGAGCAAGAGCTATTAAGACCTTATTAAGAACAGTAACACAGCTGTCTGCTATTACTAAGACACCTGTTATTATTACTAATCACTTATATGATAATCCGGCTGAATTGCATCCTTCCTTAGTTAAGACTATGCCTGGCGGTAAATCAGTTATCTATATGCCTTCTGTTTCTGTACAGTTAATGAGAAAGCCAGTCAAAGAAGATGTTGTTAAATCAGATTCATCAGGATTGGCTACATTTCAAAGAAATTATGTCGGTATTATTATTCGTGCTTTGACTTCAAAGAATCGTTTTATTAAACCATACCTCGAAGGCGAATTAT